AACAGATATTCTTGAACTCGACGCTCAAACAAGTACAACAGAGCGCTCCGCCGTCTGTAGTGACTGCAAAGACAGGATATGCGCCTGGGAAAGCATAGGGCTGTTTAATAGCTTCCTTGACTTTGTGCAGGATGTTCATACCTCCACGCCTAAGTCGCTAAGCTTGCTAAGTATGCGGTAGTGTAGCTCTCCAAAAGCTATCGTCACAGCTGTATCGTTATAACTCTTAAACTTGTTATCGAAACATTCCTCCATGTAGTTCTCTCCATGCGTAATGTCACAGTTCTGGCATATCTCGTGAGCTTCATAGTAATAAATAACGTGCTCGCTTCCGTTTGCTCTTTCCCAAGCGAGCTCCACAGCTTTGTCAGAGCTACAAGCTAGGCAAGAACAGACTTGCATAGCGTCACAGCTGTCACAGTCTTCTATTTCTGTCTTAATCTCTTCGGCCAAACTCAGGGCGTAATCATTTAATACATTGTCATTCATCGTCTAGTCCTAGCGATTTGCTTTTTAGAGGTGTTTAATTTTAGAACCGCTTTGACGGTTCTTAATAATTCAGGATCATCTTTCAGAACGTCTTCGATCTTAATGTGAAATGTTTTAACCATGGCTGGCTTTTTTCCAAAAAATTTCGATGGCTCAGTATACCACGAAAAGTATATGGATTGTCAACCGATTTAGTTATCAATGATTTCAATGACTTAGCATGACGATTGAAAATCAATTCAATCTTATTTTTATCATCATTAGTAGATTTCTCGACGATCGGTAAGGCGCAACGAATGGCTGGGATGGGTTGTTTTGTTGCATTAATAAGACAAGGACGACGAACAGACTTGGGATATTCTTTGCATATCGTGTGATTCATGACACATTGCAGCCATTTGAAAGCTGATATGGGTTTTGCAAGGTATCTTTTATTGGCGGCCGCTCTCGCATGGGTTTGAATTATGGAACCCGCACCAAAAAAATCGCCTAGCATCATATAAAGTATAGTATAAGAGACTGACATAAAATTATTAAAAATATAAGGGGGTTGACATAAAGAGTAAATCCCTGTATAATAGACTATAGAGAAAGACATAAACTAAAATGTTCCTTTGTAACACTATTAGTACTTTCTTTTGTTTTTATCTTACCTCTTAGGAATAAAATGGAACTAGAAACTACAGATAATACTATAGATAACTATATTAACTTATCAAACCTATTAAAAACTAGAGTAAACATAGAAGCAAAAGATGATTTTCTTACTTTTGTTAAACTTATGGCTCCTACACTTGTTTCTGATTGGAAGATGGGTAAGCATATAGAAGTAATATCTAATAAATTAGATGATTTAGAGAATGGTCATATAAAAAGACTAATGGTTTTCCTACCACCCCGTTCTTCTAAGTCTGTTTTATGTTCAAAGTTGTTTCCTGCCTGGTATATTGGTAGGAATCCTGAACATGAGATCATGACTGTCTCTCACTCTGATCAATTAGCTAGTGATTTTGGACGATCAGTCAGAGATATTGTTACCACAGAAAAATTTCAAGAAATATTTAGTACTGTTACCCTACGAAGTGACGTTAGAGCAGCAGGTAAATGGAAAACAAACCAGAATGGAACCTACTATGCTGCTGGTGTTAGGTCACAGATCGCGGGACGTGGCGCTCACATAGCAATTCTAGACGATGTTATGTCTGAAGAGGACTCATATTCAGAAGCAGGTAGGAGATATGTTAAAGAATGGTATCCTGCTGGTCTTAGAACTCGTATTATGCCTAATGGTGCTATCTTAATTATTAATACAAGGTATCATTTCGATGATCTCTGCGGATGGTTGTTAAAACAAGAAGAAGAGATGTCAGAATACAAAACAATCCCTTGGGATGTTGTAAAAATACCAGCATGGTTAGACGAAGAAGCAGCAGAACTTCTTGATCTACCAGAAGGAGGCTCGTATTTTCCAGAATGGAAACCAAAAGAAATATTAGAAATAGATGAAGCAGAGATCAAAGCATCTAATGGTTCGCGTTACTGGAACTCTCTGTATATGCAAGACCCGACACCAGAAGAAGGTGGTCTTATAAAAAAGAAATGGTTACAAGAGTGGGAACATGAAGAACCTCCTACATGTGAGTTTATAATACAAACATACGATACAGCATTCTCTACTAGAACTACTGCTGACTTTAGTGTTATCCAAACATGGGGTATCTTTTCTATGTTTGAACAGGATGAGAATGGTATAGAAGATTTTGCTCCTAATTTAATTCTCTTGGGAAATGTCAGAGGTAGATTTGAATATCCAGAGCTTAGAAGAACAGCACAGATGCTATATAGTAAACACAGACCAGATGTGTGTATCATAGAAAAGAAAGCCAGTGGGCAATCCTTGATACAAGATATGAGGCGTAGCGGACTACCTGTAAAAGATTATACACCTGACAGAGACAAGATAGCCAGAGCCTATGCAGCATCTCCTATTATGGAAGCAGGTAGAGTATGGATACCCAAAAATAAAAAATGGGCAGATGAATTAATAGAAGAGCTTATTAGATTTCCACATGCTGCTCATGATGATCAGGTAGATGCTTTGGTAATGGCAATTCATTATTTAAAGGAATCCTGGCATGTTACACATCCAGACGATCCAACTTGGGAAGATGAAAGAAGACAGAAGAGGGTTGCATACTGGAGAGTTTAGTGGTATAATAAAAGAAACGAGTATTTAGGAAAAGAGATGGCTACTAAAAAACAAAAGAAGAAATTAGCACCAAGACCAAAACCTAAACCTACAAAGGTAGATGGTGGTATGGAAATGGCAAATAATGAATTTGTAAGTGAGCTACTTGCTTCTCCTTATATGAAGGATAATCCTTTAGCTAAATTAGGTTTATATGGTTTATTACCAGACAAACAAACTCCTATTCCTGTTAAAGGCGAAGATAGAGGACCAACAGGTATAGCAGGTAAGTATGTTTTAGAAAGTTCTGGTAAGCCAATAAAATATAATTTTGGTTCTCCAATACAGAAAAAAAATATGGTTCCTATAAGAACACCAGATGGTTCAGTTATGTATAGGTATCCTCAAGATTTAGAAAGAGTATATGAAGAAGATACAATATATACAAATGTAAATCCTAAAACATTATCACGCGCTGCTATCGAAATGGATGAAATTCGTGGTGTTCCTAAAGGAACTACATCTAAGACACAAGCTCAAGTAGACACAATTATACATGAATTAATACACAGAGGTTTTTTAAAAGTAGATTCTTTAAAAGATACGTCTAATAAAGGTCAACATGATTACATAGCTGAAAAACAAAAAGGTTATCTTAATCCTACAGCTGGTAGTACACCTTATAGGCATAAAAGAAAGCATTATGAAACTTTAATAGATAGTGATCCTAAAGCAAGAGAATATATTAAAACACATATGCCAGAATTATATTTTAGATCAATTAGCGGATATGAAGAAGATACAAAACCTATAGGAATTATGACAAAATTACTTAGACAATTAATGAAGTAGGAAATAAATAATGTGTAACAAATGTAAAAGCATACCGTGTAGATGTAATGATAAGTCTAGCAATGTGGTCGTTTGAAGATAATATTAATCATTCTTTAGTACGACCTAAATATCAAAACTATCGTTGTACAAAAAAAGAATGTGACTGTAATATCCCTAAGATGTGTAAAGGTAAGTGGCGTAGATATCAAAAAGATATCTTTGAATATATAGATTTAAAATACAAGGATACCTATAAAAATGGCAATTGAACAGAACCCCTTTGAGCAAATAAATCCTGCACAGGATAATGTCATTCCTATGCCTACAATAGATGAGTCTAGTGCTACGTTTGAAGTAGACTCAGAAGGTGGTGTTCTTGTAGATTTTAATGAAGAAGTTTCTGAAGCAGAGATGGGACCAGAAGAATCTGTAGAAGAATGGTATAGAAATTTAAGAGATGATCTTGATGAAGGCGATCTACAAGATATAGGTAGTACTCTATATGATAATTATGAATCTGATAAATCATCTAGAAGTGAATGGGAGTCTATGTTTGAACGAGGCTTTGATTTACTAGGTCTTAAAATAGAAGAAACATCAGAACCTTTTCAAGGTGCTTGTACAGCAGTACATCCGTTGTTGATTGAATCAGCAGTTAAGTTCCAAGCAAAAGCATCACAAGAGTTGTTTCCTCCTAACGGTCCTGTTAAAGCACAAGTACTAGGAAAGCATACTGTTGAAAAAGAACAACAAGCAATGCGTGTTCAAAACTTTATGAACTTCCAGCTTACTGAACAGATGCCAGAATACTTTGATGAGTTTGAAAGAATGCTTTTTCATCTCCCCTTGATAGGGTCTGCGTTTAAGAAAATATATTATGATGCTTCTTTTAAACGACCAGCCTCAGAGTTTATTCCTATTGATCAGTTTTATGTTTCTTATAACGCTTCTAATTTACGTAATGCTGATAGATATACACATGTTATTTATAAAAGTCCTGTAGATTTATACAGAGAAATTAAAGCAGAGATGTATGCAGATATTGATTTACCTGAACCAGGTATGATTAATCCTACTTCTTTTGCAGAAAAAATGGATAATATTATAGGACTATCTGCTTCTAGTGATTCTGATCCACAGTATATGTTGTTAGAACAACACTGTTATCTTGATATTGAAGATAGTCAGTCAGAAGAAGGAGAGTCTCTTCCTTACATTGTTACGATAGAAGAACAATCTAGAAGTGTACTCAGTATCCGTAGAAACTATTCCAAGGATGATCCTACAAAAGAAAAGAATGTACACTTTGTACACTATCGTTTTGTTCCAGGATTTGGATTTTATGGTCTGGGACTAATGCACTTCCTTGGTAATCTGACTATGAGTGCTACTGCTGCGATGCGAGCATTGATAGATGCAGGTCAATTCGCGAATCTTCCAGGGGGCTTTAAGGCTAAAGGTGTGCGTATGGTAGGCAACAATGAGCCTATAGCCCCAGGAGAGTTCAAGGAGGTTGAAGCAACTGGTATTGATTTGAACAAGGCAATTATATCTCTCCCTTATAAAGAGCCTTCCGCGACGCTCTACAATATGCTTCAATTTGTAACTGCTGCTGGTCAGAAGTTTGCAGACAGCACTGAACAAATTGTTTCAGATGCTGCCTCCTATGGACCTGTGGGTACTACTATGGCTTTGTTAGAAGCTTCTAGTAAATTCTTCACAGCTATTCATAAGAGACTACATAAATCTCAAAGAGATGAATTTAAAATCTTAGCTAAAATTGATCACGATTATCTCCCACAAGAATATCCTTATGAAGTTCCTTTTGAAGATCGTAATATTTATAAAACAGATTTTGATGGTAAGGTAGATATCATTCCTGTTAGTGATCCTAACATTCCTTCTAATGCTCACAGAATGATGCTGGCTAACATGGCATTACAAATGTCACAACAGTCTCCTCCAGGTATGTTTAACACAGAAGCTTTGAATAGAACTATTCTTAGTGCAGCTAATATGCCTAACCTAGATGAGATACTTCCTCAAAAACCAGAACCTAAGTCTCTTGATCCTGTTTCAGATATTCTAGCAGCAGTTAAAGGTATCCCTATTGCTGCATTTCCAGGACAGAACCATGATGCTCATATTCAAGTAAAGATGGCTTACTTACAAGACCCTATGAATGGAGCCAATCCTATTATGCAAAGAGTACAGCCTGTTCTTCAAGCTAACATTCAAGAACATTCTGTTATGAAATATCAAGAGCAAGTTAATGGTATGGCAAAAGAAGAACTAGGAACAGTTAATCCAGAGTCTGCACAGAAACCAGAAGTTATTGAAATGGCCTTGATGGAAGCAGCTAAGAAAGTACAGAATGCTAATCAAGCTATGGGCATAGCTCAATCGCCAGAACAACAAATGGTTTCGCTTGAGCAAGCCAAGGTTGAACTAGAGAAACAAAAGATGCAGATGGACCTTGCTACTAATACTGCTGAGTCAGCTTTGGAAAATAAAAAATTAGACCTTGAAGAAAATAAACATATGTTAGAAGCTACAAAAGCTGGTATCACTACAGCAATGAAAGACGAAAAAGCTCAAGAAGATAGGGCTAGTAAAGAATCTATTAAAGCTATTGAAATGATGACTAAACTTTTAACGGCTCAGATGAATCAAGAAGGCTTAGAAAAAAAGAGTATGACTGAACTATTAAAAGATGAAGCTAATATGAAAAATAAAACTGATATGAAAACAGTTGATATGATTTTAAATTTAATAAAGGAGATTCCTAATGCCTAACTACGGAAAGATACATTATCCAAACGATCACAAAGGAATTACAGACGGTAAGCCTACACATGTTGTAGATCGTAGTAGTTCGTATGGCGATTGGACTAAGGAAGATATTCAAGGAAGCAGAGCAACTCGTTCTAAGCTTGCTGAGTATGATCCTAAATACTGGGAAATGCCAAAGCCAAGTAAAATTAAATATGTCTAATGGATATCTTTGATATTGTTATACAAGTATATCAAGAAGAAATAGAAAGACATAAAGATAGTTTATCTCAAGGCCATGCTGAAAATTACAGCGACTACAAACAAGTTGTAGGATATGTAACAGGCCTAGAGTGGGCTAAACATAACTTAAAAGATATTGTAAACAAACAACTTTATATTAAAGAGGAGTGACATGCAACAAGCTCATTTAGGAAAAGCGATGAAGAACAATCTATGGACTACTGATGAAGACGAGCAACCTGATCCAGATGTTCTACCAGAACTTCCAGGTTTCCATGTTCTTATTAGACCTGTATCTATTAAATCACAAACTAAGGGAGGTATCATCCTACCTGATTCGACAAAGGATGATATGGCATATCTAACTACAGTAGGGCGTGTTCTTGCTCTAGGTGATATGTCTTATAGAGATAAAGATAAATTTCCCCTTGGTCCTTGGTGTGAAGAAGGAGATTATATTTGTTACGGTAAACATACAGGCACTAAGTTATTTTATAAAGGAGTACGATTAATCATATTGTTTGATGATCAAATCATGCTAAAAGTTGAGAACCCTGCGTATCTTGATCCTACATTTAATTTAACTACTTTCTCTGCATGACTTGTACTTTAACTATAACCATGGTATAATAGTGTATAACGTAAAAACGATTGTCTCGTAAACAACGGAGTAATATAATGAACGAAGATAAAGAAACCTGGGAAGAAGTAGACCTCCCTGATCAAGAACTAGAATATGAAGTAGAAGAAGAGACCCAAGAAGCTGCTCCTGTACAAGAAGAAAATCCTTCAGAACTAGAAGGTATTAAAACTAAGGGGGCTGAGAAAAGAATACGACAGCTAGTTCGTCAAAGGAAAGAAAGAGATGATCATATTTCTCAATTGCTTTCTCACAACGAAGAGCTATCTAGAACTTTACAAAATAAAGAAAAATCTTTTAGTGAAGTTAGTAAACTAAACCTAGATGCTTCTGAAAAACAACTTACGGATAAACAAGAACTTGCTCGTAATGCGTACATGGAAGCGTTTGAAGGTGGCGAAAAAGAAAAGCTTCTGAAAGCTCAAGAAATGCTTAACGAAGCCCAAGTAGATTTAAAATATTTAAATCTTACTAAAGCACAAATGGAAGACGTTGCCGAAGAAGTTGAACCAGTACCAGTACCTCAACCTGCTGCTCAAGCAACTGCTGATCCAAAAGCAGAAAAGTGGGCATCTAAAAACGAATGGTTTGGTAAAGATAAAATTCTAACTGTTTCAGCATTGGCTCTAGATCAAGAACTTAAAGAAGAAGGGTTTGATACCAACGATGAAGAATTTTATAATGAAATTGATCGGCGGCTTGCAGAAGCTTTTCCGCATAAGTTTACTAATGATAAAGAAACTGTGGAAGAAAATCAAAAACGTGTGCAGGACAATACGTCAAAACCTGCTCAAGTAGTTGGGACCAGTTCGCGCTCTGCTCCCCGTTCCTCAAAAGGAAAAGTCAAACTTTCTAAAGAAGATGTTAGGCTTGCTAATAAATGGAATATACCACTTGAAACCTATGCTGCTCAGAAACTTAAAGTTGCTGAAGCAGACGGTGAATATACACAAATTACTTAATAGTGCGGAGGACATGAAATGACACGCGAAAAATCACGTATTGATACTCTAAGAGAAACTAACACTAGAGAAGAAGAATTTATCTTTGAAGAACCTGATGCTCTAACTATTCCAAAAATGGTAGGTGAGAGATTCAAAAATGAAGGCATGGACCTTCGATGGATTAGGATTTCTTTACGCGGACAAGAAGACATTATGAATGTTGGTAAACGTCAGCAAGAAGGTTGGGTTTTTATTGAACCTAGTGAAGTTCCTGAAATGGCATCGACATCCTACGTGAGGGATGAGGGCAGGTACTTGGGTACAGTCTGCCGTGGAGACGTAGCCTTGGCTAAGAAACCAACTAACCAAGTACAAGCAAGACAGGCTTTTTATGAAAAGAAAGCAAATGATATGATGGATGCTGTAAATGCACAGCTTTATAATAGTTCAGATGCTCGTCTTAGAAACTTGCCTGTCTCCAACAATAGTAAATCAACAACTATGAGAGGGCGAACACCTAATTTTCAAGATTAGAGCCTTCTCTATTATTAGGAGGAACTAGAAATGAGTACAACTAAAGCATTTCGTGGGTTCATTCCTGTCCGTAAAAAAGGTAGCAACTATAACTCTGAGGGTGTAGACGTACTACCAATTACTTCTGGTGGTCTTTGTAGCAATAATCTATTTACTGGTGATCTGGTTGTTATGCCAGGTGCCAACCTTGCTACGATTCAACCATTTATTGCAGCGACTCTCAAGCCTTCTGGCGTGTTTGCTGGCTGTCAATATGTTGAAAATGGCGAACAGAAGTTTCGTCGCCATTGGACGGGTGGGACTAGCGTAACGGATTTGAAATTCCATGTTATCACTGATCCTGATCAGGTTTATTACGTCCAAGCTTCTCTATCGCTTTCGATTGGAGAACTTAATGTAGTAAAAAATTATAATGTAACTGTCAGTTCAACTGCTAGTTCTGGAAATACGACGACTGGTCAGTCCAGTTATTATCTCTTGTCATCGACTGGAGGAGAAACTGAATCAGCTGCGCGAGTTGTAAAGAGAGCAGAACTCCCTGATGAGAAAGACAGTGATGCCTTTCCTATCGTAGAAGTCTGGCTTAACACTCACAGAGATCGGTACGTTACTGCTACCGCATCTACAGCTTAATAAGGAAGGTGTATCATGGCTATTAATCGTTCAAGTATTGCTAAAGAACTCCTTCCTGGTCTAAACGCTGTTTTCGGTATTGAGTATGGAGATGTTAATAATGAGCATGAATCTCTTTACGAAACGGAAAATTCAGATCGAGCGTTTGAAGAAGAAGTTCTATTTACTGGTTTCGGAACTGCTCCCACTAAGGGTGAGGGTGCTTCTGTAACTTATGATGACGCGCAGGAAAGTTATACTGCACGTTATACTATGGAAACTATTGCCCTAGCTTTCGCCGTTACGGAAGAAGCTATGGAAGACAATCTTTATGACACGTTTTCTAAATTGCGTGCTAAAGGTCTTGCAAGAGCAATGGCTAATACAAAGCAAGTTAAGGCGGCTAATCTTTTCAATAATGGTTTCACTGATACCATTGGCGATGGTGCAGCTTTCTTCTCGGCTGCTCATCCAACGATCAGTGCGGGCGTGCAATCTAATTTGATTGCTGCTGCTGATCTATCGGAAACGACCCTTGAAACTGCTCTGACGAATGTTCAGAAAATTACAGATGATCGTGGAATTTTGATTGGTGCCAGTTCGGTATCGCTCCATGTTCCTGTAGATTCGTGGGCAATTGCAGATCGTGTACTGGCCAGTCCAGGCTCGACGGCAGTTAGTGCAGCGTCAGCTAATCCAAATACGAATGCGATCAATTCGACTCGTCATATGGGTATGCTTCCTGATGGCTTCTATGTCAACAGGCGTTTCACGGATACTACGGCGTGGTGGATTAAAACTGACGTTCCTAACGGAACGAAAATGTTTGTCAGAACTCCTCTTCAAACGAAGATGGAACCTGATTTCGACACGGGCAATCTTCGCTTTAAGGCACGGGAGCGTTATGCTTTCGGTGTTTCTGATTGGCGTGGATGGTTCGGTTCTGCTGGTACGTAAAATAAAAAGTCAGAGGGATAGAAATATCTCTCTGACTCTTTTTAGGAGAGACAAATGGCAAACAATTATAATTCGCTTTTTTTAGCAGGAGCAGGGGTTATCTCAGCAGCAGCAAAAACTCGTATCATTGCTGTACATGCTCATAGCACTGTAGCAGGTTCCTTTGATATTAAGGGAGCTACTTCAGGAGTTTTGAAATTTTTTGTAGCTGCTAACGAAAGTGCAGATATTTATATTGGAGATATGGGCGTACCAATGGTAGGAAGTGTTAGTGTATCTGTTCCTGCTGATGGGGCGGCTCTTACATTAATAGTGGGCTAATAGAATGCCTAACTTTTCATTTTTAAAAAGCGATCTAGTAAATACAACAGAGAATGATTCAACTGAGTTTGATAATCAAATATCTTTCTTTGTAGAAAAAACTGAGAATAGATTAACGAATGATCTAGACGATACTGGTCTAGATTTTTTTGCGACTGTATCATGCTCAATAGGAAATCCAATTGTATCTCTTCCTGTAGATGCTAAAATTGTTAGAAACATAAATGTTATATCGAGTGCGTCTTCAACACGTACAAATTTATTACAAAGAACATATGAGTACGCTATAGATTTCTGGCCTCATGCTAGTTCATCTGTAGGCGAACCAAGGTATTATTCGCGTAAAACAAATACATCAATTTATATTGTACCTACTCCTGCATCAGCAGTCGATATAGAAGTACAATATGTACGTAGACCATTGGGGCTTGCCTCTGCAACAGGAACAAGTGTAACAACTACTAACTACTTTAGTGAAGATTGTTATAATGCACTATTCTATGGCTGCATGATTGAAGCTACCATGTATATGAAAAGCTGGAGTGATCTTCCAATATGGGAAGCTCAGTACCAAAATGCTATTAATCAACTTAGAAACCAAGCTCGTCGAACAAGACAAGATGATATGGCACAAGCAGCAAGTCCTGCTGGTGGTCCTGATACTATTATCATGGGTTCGACTTAATGGCTATTGGTCGTAGTAACATTTCTAAACAGTTAAAACCTAAACTAGGTAATAAAAATATTAAATTAAAAAAGTTATTACTTAAAAAAAGAAGGAGAAGATCATGAAAGACTTTGTAGCAGGGGCAGCAGCACGTAAGCTTCCTAATCTTGATCCAGATTTGAATGAGATCGTAGGACGCCCTACTGGTAAAGGATTTGGTGCGGCAAGAAAAGGACCAAGTGTTTTAGCTTACTCTGACAAAGACCTTATGAAAGAGGAAGACTAGTCATGGCTATTCCTCCAGTAAAACAACCAAGGTCTATATCTCAAGCTCGTAAAATGAACAAAGATTATTTTGTGGGAAAAGAAGGTAAGAAAAAAGCTGCTGTTACTAAAGAAGAACTTGAAGAGTCAGGACTATCTTTGCGTGATTACTTAAATAAACAACAAGGCAAAACAAGACGAACTGCTGCTAAAGTTGCGCCTAGACCTAAACCAAAACCTGCTCCTAAAGCTACAGTACCTGCACCTGCTCCTAGAGTACCTGCACCTAAAGGTGATCTTAGTCCATCTAGTCAAGCTAGAAGAACTACACCTACTCCTAAATCTAAAACACCTCAAGACATAGACCGTGCAAGACGTAAAGCTAGACAAGAAGCTAAAACAAAAGCAGATACTTCTATGACGCCAGAGCAAAAACTTAGCGGTCAGATAGGTATCGGTGTTGCTGCCGCTGCTCTTATTGCTCCTGTTGCTTTACCTATTTTAATGAAAGTTGCAACTAAACATGGCCTTGATTTTGCTAGGTCATTAGGAAATAAAATTAAAAACCTAACGTCAAGACAACAAAAGAATGTTGTACAAGAAGCTAATAGAGCCCCTACAAAAACAGCAGCACAGAAACGAACTTCTGAAATTATAACAAGTGGTGGTAGAACACAAAGCTCACGTAAACCTTTAAAAAGAGATAATATATCTGAGGTATCAAAAGCTGCAAAAAATACACGACC